GCACGATTTGGTCGTACACGGCAGCACACTGCACGACGATCCCGCCGAGATCGTACGCCGTGCAGAGATCTTCGAGAGTGCTCATGCGGGGAGCCTTGGCGTACAGGAAGATCTCACTGCCGGTATCAGCAATGAGGGTGCCCACGCCGCAGAACTCGAGCTCGTTGACCATGCGAGTGACCTCGCCGTCATCGTAACCGAACATGCTCGGACGAAGAGGGTTCAGGAGCAGGAAATCCTGGCGGTTGATCGGAGCGGTGGTAGCGCTAGTGACATTGGCGGTGGTAGCGCTAGCGACATTGTCGGTGGTGTTCACAGTGAAATCTCCGTTGTAGAGGCCGTTCGGCCCGATGCGGTTGGTGATGGTGAAGTCAGTCATGATGTTACCCTTTCAGTGCCTCTTGGCGTTCAGTCACCTCTCGTTTCCTCAGTTGATCCTGCATGTGGCACCATACCATCTTCTGGATGATGTGATCGATCCAGTATGTCTCAGGTGTACAATCGTCCGCCCATCCCAGGCTGTGTGCCATCCGGCTCACCTTGCACCATGCATCGGCTTGCTCTTGCTGTATACTCATCATGCTCTCCTTAAGCGTTGAACGATTGAGGACGATCTTCGTTGTCGATGATGGCCATCGGCACGTAGTAGGACGGACCACCACCGTTGTTGGTAATGTCAACGATCAGGAACCAATCGTCGTCCATCGGCTCGGCCACATCGAACATGGCACTCTTCGCGAGCAATTCGCGGTATTCCTCCTTGGTCTCAATGACGTGGACATCTCCTCCGAGTGACCACATGAAGGGTTCGTCGTAGTCGCCCTCGAAGAGGATCTTCTGGAGATTGGCAGAGATGACCGGGTAGGCGTCGCTCAGGTCACGATAGTTGGTGAAGGTCAGCATGATGTGTTCTCTCTTGGGTAGCGAGCTCTGCGAGCCCTGTGGTTGGTTGGTTGGTTACAGGTCTTGGATCGTGAAGATGTCGCTCGTGCGAGTGCTCAGGAAGGCTTGTGCATCCGCGTAGTAGATGAATTGAGCCACGATGCGGTTGGTCTCGGTGTTGATGACACAGAAGTTCATGACAGGTACCTCTTGGTTGGTGGTAGATTGGCGAAGGTATGAGCCTTCTAGAGCGCCATAGACCACCTATGACGCTCATGTGGGTGATTACTCGACCGTAGTCGGCGTCAGACGACGCTATAGAACCACTTGTCGGGTGAGAAGCCACCGGCAGCCTTGAAGCTGACAGCCTGCTTGCTCTTGCCGATCTCTTGCAGCTTGCGCCACAGAGCACGACCATGCTCGATCGACGGCAGGCGCCGAACACGGCACTCACGGAGATTACCGTCTGAGCAGAACACCTTGATGCTCTTGGTCGTGTCATCGAAGTGCATGGCCTCGATGGTGACTGCCTTGGACACGCGATCCTGACCCTTGCGGCTGGTGTCGAATGCCTTATGGCGCTCCGCTGGCTCGGACTTGGTGCTGGTGATGTTCATCGCGTAGTTGACGAAGGAAGGGGCGAAGGAAACGCGAGCTTGTGCCATGATGATCCTCATGTTAGGCACACCTGAGACGGTCAGGCACCGAGAACACCTTTGGTGCTCTGGTATGGACTCAGAGAGCCCATAACCAGAACATCACAGACGCGGATCACCCATGATCCACATAGCGATGGTGAGGATACCGTACACGACGGCGTTGGTGATGAGATCGAACATGATCGCTCCTTAGATGAACAGGTTAAAGAACAAGCCGGCCATGTAGCCGACACAGAACGACAGACACACGAGAGCGAAGTGCATAACGCCTCCTTGGTAAGCACGGAATGTGCTCAGGTGAGGGCCGAACCCTCAACCGAGAACACTCTACCAGAAGCGAGCGAGCAGGTAGGCAATCACCTGCTTGATATCATCCACGACCTTGACATCGGGCCAGCTGGTGTTGTGGACCTCGCAATTCCCGGCTTTGAAGCCGTGGTGCAGCTTACCGTCCTTGAAGGTCAGGAGGATGCTATGACCGTAGATGCGGCACTGCATGACGCCATCCGCCGTGATGTGCCACACCATCTCCTTGTTGATAGCGAAGTAATCGTCCTGCCGCTTCAGGCAGTATGCGATCGCGTTGGTGAGAGCGATGTTGCGACCCTCATCGTCGTAGTCGCAGAGGAAGAGGTCGGCAGCGTTGGTGTGGAAGGTCGTGATCATGGTAGGACTCCTTGGTAGACGGGCAACAGCACCCAGAGAAAAGTTAGGGGGCTACGAAAACAGAAGACCCCTAACCAACAAACAAACAATCCTTTTCTCACAGACAGAGACTGACCCATAGGGAAAACCGGGGTAGTTCTTCTCCGAAAAGAATCCTGGCAGGAAGTTCCTCACACCGACTGCCGGTACCTACTAGAACTATTCCTACTAGGGAAAACCCACGTAGTGCCCTCCCCAGTACCAACCCCAAGGATCCTCCACCAATGGCCAAATCGACAGCAGCACAGAAGCTAGACCTGCTCCGGGAGATCAAACGGCGTGAAAAGCTCGCTCTCTACAAGACCGACTTCGCCAGTTTTGCCACCGAACAAATCAAGATTCTCCCGAAGGACTCGTCCAAGGGATTCATCCCGTTCTCCTTCAACGAAGCACAACGGATCATCAACACCAAGATCGAAGAACAGCTGAAGACCACGGGTCGCGTCAGGGTAGTCATCCTGAAAGCTCGTCAGATGGGTATCTCTACGTATACCACTGCACGAGTCTTCTGGAAGTCGTACTTCAATGCGTACAACAAGTCGGTTGTCATGGCCCACGACAGCGCCACATCCGATGCCCTCTTCAACATGTCACGGTCTACTATTGACTACATGTCCGATGAGTTCAAACCAGAATTCAAGAAGTCGAACGCCAAAGAGATCATGTTTGAACACAACGATTCGGGCTATCGACTCTATACTGCCGGCTCTCCTGAAGCTGGTCGGGGTACTACTCCAACTATTGCGCACCTATCGGAAGTAGCTTTCTGGACTCACGATGAGAAGATCCTCGCCGGTCTCTTCCAAGGGATTTCTCAAGCGGACGGTACCGAAGTGATCATCGAGAGTACGGCTAACGGTGTCGGCAACTCCTTCCACAAGCTCTGGACGGATGCGGTCAACGGAGTGAACGAGTATCTACCCATCTTCGTTCCCTGGTTCCTCATGCCTGAGTACCGGCGGAAGGCTCCGGACGGGTTCACCCCGACGGATCTCGAGAAAACCATGGCCGAGAAGCATGGACTGGACAACGACCAACTCTACTGGCGGAGACTCAAAGTAGCCGAAAGTGGAGAGAGCAAGTTCAGACAGGAATACCCGGCGAGTCCGGAAGAGGCTTTCATTGTGTCGGGTTCTAACGTGTTCAACACGGAGAAGCTTCAGGCATTGATCCCCCAACCGATCCTGGCTTCCAGGGAGTTCGATCAGGAAAGCAACGAGTTCAAGGATGCACAGAGAGGTGGACTACACATCTACCAGTATCCACACTTCGAGGATACCTTCGTGATCGGTGCGGATACCTCTCTAGGCGTGGGAAGAGACTACAGTACAGCTGTGGTCATGAACAGCCGAAAACAGATCGTTGCCCTATACCGGAACAATTACATCGATCCATCGAAGTTCGGCGACCTCCTGTTCTACCTGGGCCGGTACTTCAACAATGCGCTCCTCGCAGTAGAGTCGAACAGTATGGGTATCGCTACCCTGAACCGGCTGGTACAGATGAACTATCTGAACATGTACTACCAGACGAAGATCGCGAACATCAGCAAGGAAGAGTCTACCCGGATGGGATGGAGGACCACCAGTGCCTCCAAGCCTGCCGTGATCGGCTTCCTGAAGTCGGCTATCGAGAACGATGAACTGTGGATCCCGTCCCCGATCATCATCAACGAAATGTTGACCTACATTGCTACCGCAGAAGGTAAGACCGAAGCCATTCCCGGCGGGAACGACGATACGGTGATCGCTACGGCTATCGCCCTCGAAGTACTCCGTACACACGGTGACAGACTTACTACGAACCGAGTACCCTTCGGGCAGAAATTCGGATCAACAGCAGTGAATTATCAAGAGCCTGTTTGGCTATAAACATCTTTCAGAGGGATACAAATATGTCTTATGAAGAACAGCAAGCAATACTTCGTCAACTGCAACCGGCGGTAATATCGCCCAGATTTCCGGTTTCATAACACCGACTGCCGACGGTAGTGTCATCGCCCGTTTCGCATCTAAGGTTGCCTCATCAGCCATCGTCGCTAAGGCAGGTAGCTTTGTTGACTACGCAGCCCTCTAATATGGAAAGCAAATGAATACACCCTTCCTAAACGACAAGCAGTCCACCCAGGGCATCAAGAAGTTTATCAAACCCCCGACGCCCGCCAAGGTTACCGGGGAACAACCCAAGAGTAGGGCCGGCGGTGCCGGTACCCCCGGTAATCGGATTCTCCCGATCCGTGGACAATAAGAGCTAAGACGCTGCTCATACCTGACTGAATGACTGAATGAAAGGCATATAGCATGCATGACTACCAAGAACCGGTATCAGACGAACAGGTAATCTCCCTGATTCAGTCCGGTATCATGAACAGCGTCGGTGACTGGCTGAACAGCGCCGACATTGCCCGTGAACGGCAAAAGAGCACCTACGAGTACGGCATGATGGCTGAAGGCCACCTCCTGCCACAAGGGGTGTCCCAGATCGTTTCCTCTGACACAGTCGAAGTGGTGGAAGGTTACCTTGCCATCCTCTCCGAACTGTTGATGAACAACAACAAGCTCGCCAAGTTCGTTCCTTCGAAGAAGACCCCGACCAGTCTCGCCGCTGCCAAGATGGCCGGTGACCTGCTCGACTACGTCGTCTTCAAGCAGAATGCGGGCTGGAACAAGCTCAGTACGTGGATGAAGTCTGCGCTGATGTGGAAGAACAGTATCATCCGTTGGGGCTTCGTCGAAGACTTCGAGTACAAGTTCGAAGAGTTCGAGGAGATCACCCAAGAGAACCTGGACATTATGCTCGCCAGTGAGGATGCGGAAGTTGTGGGTGGCCTCGAATACGAACCTTCCATGATCAATCTTCCTGACGGCACTCAGCAGATCGTGAATGTGTACAAGGATGTGCGCATCCGCCGGAAGATCGACAAGAGCCGGATCAAGATCGACAACGTCCATCCAGAGCTCTTCCGTATCTCTCGTGACGCCCACACGATCGAAGATGCTCCGTTCGTGGCGGTACAGTCAGAGATGACCCGGAGTGAAATCCGGAAGTACTACCCTGAGAAGGCCAAGGACATTGACTGGGCCGAAGTGGGTGACGGTGCCACGAACTTCCTGCAGAAGTACAACGAAGAGCGGGCTGTCCGTAAGAAGCTCGTCGGCGAAGAGTACTACCTCGTCGGTCGTTCACGCGAAGTGGACCTGGACGAAGCTTCCCGTACGGTGAACGTGACGGAGAGTTGGCTGCGCTGTGATCGTGACGGTGACGGTATTGCCGAACTGAAGCACTTCATCACTGCCGGCAAGCACATCCTACTCGAAGAGGACGCTGACTACATCCCTCTGGCCGTTCTCTGCCCTTTCGAAGTCCCGCACGAGTTCCACGGCCTGTCAGCCGCCGACATGATTCGTCCGACGACCCTGGCGACCACCGCTGTCCTGCGTGGCTTCGTCGAGAACGTCTACCTGACGAACTACAGCCCGAAGTTGGCCGACCCGAACGTGGTTGACTTCTCTGCTCTGCAGAACATGAAGCCGAAGCAGCTGATCGCTACGAACGGTAACCCGAACAATGCAGTTGCTGCGATGACTCCTGACACAATCAGTCAGGGTACCGTACCGCTGCTGGATACCATGCAGCTGCACAAGGAGCAAGCCACCGGACTATCCAAGGCAGCTCAAGGTCTCAATGATACGTTGTACGTGTCGGGTAACTCCGAAGAGAAGATGCAGCGTGCTATGTCTGCCGCCCAAGTGCGGATTCAGTACATGGCTCGTCGCTTCGCAGAGACCGGCTTCAAGCAACTCGCTACGGGTATCTACAAGATGATCCGCGAGAAGATGGCCGGCAAGAAGATCAAGTTTACCGACTCCAAGGGTGAAGGCTTCGAGATCGATCCGGCCACTCTTCCTGATGACATGGAACTGTGGGTCAATGCTGACGTCGGCGATAACGGCAACAGCAGCATGGTTCGCAAAATGACCCAGATTGGTAAGGACATCATCCCTGCCCTGAAGGAAGCCGGTGCCGGCGCTGTCGTGAACCCTGAAGCAGCTGCAAACATTGCTGCCAAGGCTATCGAAGCACTGGATCTGGATCCTCTAGAATTCATCGTGGACTACACGACCCCGGAATTCAAGGAACAGGCTCAGAAGGCTCGAGACGGTGAGGCTCAGGCGGCTGAAAAGCTGCGTGCCCTGGAAGAACAAGTTAAGAAACTGGACATTATGCAACGTGAGGCTACCATCGCGTTGACGAACATCCAGTCCAAGAACGCGATCCAGGACAACATGCGCCAGATGATCATCGCGATGGACACCCACCACCAGAAGTGGGCCGACCTCGTGATCAAGGCAGCCAAGGACGGTATCGACCTGAACCTCCTGCAGAAGCCGAACATCGAAGAGATGGTCAGCAAAGCATGGCAGTTCATCAACCAAGACGCATCCGCGCCGATCAACGCTCCGAAGGTTGAGATGGTGAAGGAAGAGCCTGCTGCGGCGATCATGTCGCAAGACGGCGCTATGCACTAACCAGCTAGTCGGCTCCTAATAGGAATCTTTTATCGGTTCCTATATCGAACAAAGGAAATATCCAATGACGGATAAGTTTACCAAGGGGTTTAAGGACAGAATTAAACCCCGAGTAGACTACGTTAAGGGCGAAGCAGTCAAGGAACCGTTCCGTGACGCTCAACTGGCCCTCCAACGTGGTCAATTCGCCACCAGAGAACGAGAAGAGTTCTTCAACGAGGCCTTTACTGACATCCTGACCGACCTGTTTGCACAGTGGGTCAAGAGTGAACCGCATTGTACCAAGGAAAGAGAGTTCCTGTACCACACTGCGCTCGCTCTGGGAAGTGTCAAAGAGAATCTCATCAAGCGGGAAACCCTTGGGAAGAATGCTGCGTTCATTCAGAAACCTCAGGCAGAGAACGAGGAAGAACCGACTGATGACTAAGACTCAACAAGCCCTTGATGTGCTCATTCGTGCGCAAGATCAACTGGTGAAGGAAATCGCTACCTGCGGTGAAGCAGGTGGTGTCGGCCGTGCGCAGAACTACGCGCCGGTACTGGTAAACATTAGCAATGCTTTGGCTGTCGTGAGCAAACTGGTAGAAGCTGAGGGCGCGACCCAGGCAGACCCAGTTCACGACCGTATGGCCGCTGTGCGAGCAGCCAAGCAAAACAAGCAGTTCGTTTAAGGATATTGACAGATGGCAATTAACACATTCGAGCACCTCTCTACCAACACTCCGGCGAGTAATGTCAGTTCAGCTGACTTCGCGGATGGCGATGACGGGATGAACGGAAACGAGTTGGCAGTTCCGAACTTTGATGACATTCTCAGGAACTCTCCTGCAGCCGAGATCCTCGGCCTGAAGAAGAGCGGAGAATCTCTACCAGATGACGGTGAGGACGTCCCAACTCCGGATGATACGGCGGATGAAGATCCCGATGCCGCCGAATCAGCCGAAAGCGAAGCAGGTGAAGATACCGGCGATGAAGAAACTGACGAAGGTGAAAGCGCGGATGACGAGTCTACCCAAGCTGAACTGCCGAAGGAAGAAGACATCGACTGGGAGTACAAGGTTCCCGTTACCATCAACGGTAAGGTGGAATACAAGACTCTGTCTGAAGTCCGTAAGGGTTTTGCGACGGATCAACACTTGTCACAAAAGGGACGAGAAATCGGTGAACTGAAGAAACAAGTTGAACAGGAACGTGACGCGAAGCTCCAAGAGCTCGTGCAACTCGGTACTGTTCTTCACGAGGAAATCAGTGCGCAAGAGAAGACGCTGGAAACGGAGTACGCTACCGTCGCTGCCCAAATCAAGAAGGCACGCGAGGATGGAGACACGTATACCGCCCGTGAGCTTAAGGACAAACAAGAAGAAATCCAAGAGCAGTACTGGGCGCTCCGTAACAAGCGCGAAGAGCGCACGAAGAAGGTTGTCGAGCAACTTCAAGCCAAACAAGCAGAAGAGCAACAGAACTTGATCGCGCAATTCAGTGAGGACATCAAAGTAGTTCTCCCTGAGTTCAATGATCAGCTTGCCAAAAGTATCCGCAAGTTTGCGATTGAAGAAGGCATCCCGGGAGCCCTCCTGGACTCGGTGTACAGCGCGAAGGTTGTCAAATTCATTGACGACTACCGCCGGCTGAAGACCGCCAAAGATGTCGGCGCTGTGAAGCGCAAGGCTGCCCCGGTTACTAAGAGCGTGCCGACCCGTAAGGGAACGCCTGCCATCCAAAAGCAACAACAAGCCGTGAAGGCCGTGCGAGAGCGCGTGCTGTCAGGTCAAGCTGGCGAGGCAGAACAGATGGATTTCCTCAAGCGTATTTCGACAGTGGGCCGTAAACTGTAATCAATACACTCACTAAAGAAGGAGCCAACAAATGGCTGCAAACAATTTCGCTACCGGTGGCCCGAAGGCTGCCGCCCGTTCGGCCGCTGCTACGGGTAACGCCGTCAACGCCGGTGAACGTGAAGATCTGGCCAACTTCATCTCCATGATTTAATTAGAGATCCTTTGGCGGGTAACTGCCATCGAAAAATCAAGTGAATTGCTGGAAAATCTCCGTAGGGAGACAATCAGCAGCCGAGCCTCGAAAGAGGAAGGTTCAACGACTATCCCGGAAGGGAGTAGGGTTGGAGTCAACCCGAAGCACTTGACCCCTTATGAATAAGGGTGATGATATAGTCTGAACACAGTAGCGATACTGTGAATGAGGAGTCATACTGAATGACTGAAATCTGTTATGTGTATTGGATACACAAAAAAGAGCATACAAAAACTGATACTGAGGGTTACGTTGGTATTACAAAGAACCTTAATAAAAGAAAAAGTGAGCACAAGAGGTCAGCCCGGAAGGGAAGCACCTACCCTGTTCACTCTGCTATACGTAAATATGGCTGGTCTTCCTTGAAGGTTACTGTATTATTCAGCGGAACTCTAGAAGAATGCAAATTAGAAGAAATGAAACTTCGTCCTAATGAGCAAATAGGTTGGAACATCTGTGCAGGAGGGGTAGTCCCAAAGCAGCAATCTCTAGAGAAACAAAGAGAGCATTGGGAGAGGACCCTGAAGAACAAAGAACCAACTAAGCATACCCCTAAGTTCAAGCAAGAACTCACTGATCGAAACCACAGATATCTGTACACCATCTGGAATAAAGAGGGATACAGGGTAGAGAATGTTCGACTGTGGGAGTGGTGTGAAGAAAATGGTATTAGGCAAAGTTGTATGCAAAGAGTGGCTACTGGAAAAAGGAGCCACCACAGAGGATATCATTGCCTGCGAGTAACGATCGCAGAGTAAACATATTTGTCGCGAGATGAGACCCCGTTCCTGAGCTCGATCGGTCGTACTAAGGCTACGGCGATCTTCCACGAATGGCAAACGGACGAATTGGCTGCCCCGGCTGCCGGCCAAGTGGCTGAGGGTATTACCTTCTCGTCACAAGCCTCGGCCCAAGCTGCCGAACCGTACCGTACGCGTCTGGGCAACTACTGCCAGATCAACAGTAAGGTCGTGCAAGTTACCGGTACCAAGCGTGTCGTGGACCAAGCCGGTGTTGCCGATGAATATGCGTTAATCTAATAGCTGAGGCGCATATAAAACCTTGTGAATTGCTGGAACACCCTACATTTAAGTTGAGGGCAATCAGCAGCGAAGCCTCGTAAGAGGAACGTTCAACGACTATCCCGTGAGGGAGTACGCTCAAGTGAGCGGAAGCGCAAGGCCCACATAATATGTGGTGATGATATAGTCTAACCTATATAGTAATATATAGATGATAAACCGATTATGGAGAAATAATCAATGAATTATCGCAAGCAATATAGCTTGTTGATCTTGAAGTATGGAAACCATACAAAGCCGGGTGATGTTTACACAGAACGTCATCATGTTGTACCTAAATCGATGGGTGGTAGTGATAGTAAAGATAATTTAGTGTATCTCAGTGCGAGAGCACACTATATAGCTCACTATTTACTATGGAAGATACATCGGAACAGAGTCATAGCTCTGGCATTCAAACGTATGTGCGAATCACCAGAGAAAAGCCAACGTCCGAAATTATCAGGTATACGATACCAGACAGCTAGAGAATCATTATCTAAAGCTATGACTGGTGTACCTAGGCCAGATTTAGAAGGGAACAACAATCCTATGAAGAGACCTGAAGTAGCAATGAAGATATCAGCTACTAAGAGGAAATGGCATAAACAAAATAGAGGCTATGCTGCAAGAGCAGCCGCCAAGAGCTACTTAGTGGTGACACCGGAAGGTATTACACATAAAGTAGTAAATCTAAAAGAATTCTGTGCCAACAATAGTCTCAACTACTCGTCATTGCTTTACGCTGCAAAGACTGGTGGTAATCCTAGGAGAGCGAAAGGTTATATCTGCAAGGAATTAACGAATCCTTGTGAATTAAAGTGATCAGCTCAAAAAGCGTGGTGTAGAGATGAAGCGGGACCAAGAGTTCGGCCTAGTAGCTACCAACCAATCTTCGTCAGGTTCGAGCCCGCGTACGTTCGGTGGCTATCAGGCGTGGATGAACCACAACGTGGTCAACGCCCTGACGACTACCAACGAGTACACCGCCCCGACCAACCCGGGTGGCGGCGTGGCCGGTACGTATACGACTGTCACCGGCGCGGACAAGAACCCGCTGCAACTGTCACACGTTGACAGCCTCATGCAGACGATCTACGAGCAGGGTGGCCGTGCCACGAAGCTGATGACGTCGCCCGCTAACAAGCGTGCCTTCTCGGCTCGTGCGCAAGCTGCGGGTTCAAGCTCATCGAACGCCGGTGACGGTAACGTTCGTCGGAACATCGATCAAGACGGCAAGCTGCGTCAATCGGTCGAGATCTACATGAGCGACTTCGGCGATGTCATGGTCGTGCCGAACTACGTCATGGGTCTGGCCTACACTTCGGTGGCGGGTCTGGATACCACGGCGAACTTCTACGCGTTCCTGTATGACCCAATGTGGTTCAGCTGGGCGACCCTGCGTCCGATGCAGGAAGTGGACCTGGGCCAACTGGGTGACTCGATCATCGGTCAAATCGTGGAGGAAGGCACCCTGGAGTGCAAGAACCCGAAGGGCGCCGGTCTGATCCTGGGTCTGTCGGGCGCGTAAGCACACCTGACGGTCTAACAAAAAGGAGGGAGGAGAAATCCTTCTTCCTTTTTATTCAAAGGAATCAATATGTTTCTCAAGATTACCCAGTCGAACGGTACCTACGTCCTCATTCCCACTAACTACGTCACTAACGTCAGTGTT